TGTCGTAAAAAGATAAAAAAAGTGGTATAAATAAAAACAGCAAACTACTTGTGTAAATAGTGGCTTCTAGAGCATTCAAAGATATCAACTTATCGTTTAAACGTCACCCTGTGACCAATGATGTGGTGACAATTCGTGATGAAGACGCTATTAAAAGGTCTGTAAGAAACATAATTTTCACAATTCTTGGTGAAAAACCCTTTTCACCCAATTTTGGATCAGTTATCAACGAATCTTTGTTCGATTTGAATACAAATTTGAGTGAAATTCGTGTTTCAGATGAAATTAAGGCATCTTTGAATAATTATGAACCAAGAATTGATAATATTGATGTTGCTGTATCAGTTTTAGCAGATAGCCATGAAATGAATTGCACAATTCAATATGATATTGTTGGAATTCCAGCACCAACACAAGAAGTAGAAGTTCTCCTATTCCCGGCTAGAGTATAATGGCTTTCGGTCAATACACAAATTTAGATTTCGATCAAATTAAAGTCTCCATCAGAGATTATCTGAGGGCGAACACAAATTTTACTGATTATGACTTTGAAGGATCAAACCTTTCAATAATTATTGACGCATTAGCATATAATACATACACGACTGCATATAATACAAATATGGCAGCAAACGAGTGTTTTCTTGATTCCGCTACACTTCGAGAAAATGTTGTTTCGCTGGCCAGAAACATTGGTTACGTTCCAAGATCTCGAAGAGCTGCAAGAGCAAAGATATCCTTCACTGTCAGTGGTTTAACTTCTACAACAACTCTCACATTAAATTCTGGTATCATTTGTAACGGTTCTGGTGAAAATACAAACTATATCTTCTGTATTCCAGAGGATATCACTGTTGCGGTTGTAAATGGAATCGCTCAATTCAGTAATATTGAAATTTATGAAGGTAATTTTGTATCACAAACCTTTACTGTGGATACTTCCTTATTCAATCAGAGATATATTCTTGATAATTCTTTTATTGACACATCAACAATCGATATAAAAGTTAAACCATCGGAAGCGTCTTCCTCAACAGTGACTTTCAAACAAATTGATAATATTATTGGAATTACATCAACTTCATCGTCTTACTTATTACAAGAAATTGAAGATGAAAGATATGAATTAATTTTTGGAGACAATATAATTGGTAAAAAATTATCCAATAGTAATTTTATTACGGTTTCTTATATTGTAAGTGATGGAAAGGGTGGAAATGGAGCTTCTGAGTTCAGTTTTGTAGGAAATATTACAAACCAAGACGGTGCTGCGATTAATCCAAATACTATTTCATTAGTCACTACAGACGAAAACTCAAGAGACGGTGATGATATTGAATCAATCTCTTCAATTAAGTATTATGCACCTCGAATTTATTCTTCTCAGTATCGTGCAGTCACGGCATCTGATTATGAGTCTGTTTTAGCGTATATTTACCCAAATGTTGAATCTGTAACGGCTTATGGTGGTGAAGAAATGAGTCCACCTCGATTTGGTAAAGTTTTCATCTCGGTTAAACCTCGAAATGGTGATTTTCTGTCTGATCAAACTAAAAGAGACTTAATTCAAAGACTGAAAAATTTTGCAGTTGCTGGAATTGTGCCAGAATTTGTTGATTTAAAATATTTGTATGTCGAATTACAGTCATCTGCATATTATAACACAAATTTAACTAATGATTCAGAAAATTTAAAAACTGGCATTTCAAACGCATTGACTCAATACTCACGTTCAATTGATATCAATAAGTTTGGTGGTAGATTTAAGTATAGTAAGGCGGTGAGTTTAATTGATAGTGTTGATGCATCAATTACTTCAAATATCACGAGAGTTTTAATACGAAGAAATTTAATATCTGAAATTGGTAAATTTGCTCAGTATGAATTATGTTTTGGTAACATGTTTCATGTTCAAGAAAAATCTTATAACATTGTTTCAACTGGATTTACAATTCAAGGTGTTGTTGGAACCGTTTACCTTGCTGACGAGTCGATTGATCGAGATAAAGGTCGAATCTTCTTCTTTACATATACAGAGGGAGGAACTCCTGTAGTAATTAAGAAAAATGCAGGCACAGTTGATTATATGCATGGAGAAATACTTATAGATACTGTAAATATACTTTCAACAGTCGTTGCAAATAATGTGATTGAAATTCAAGCAATTCCTCATTCAAATGATATAGTTGGTTTGAATGACTTGTATGTTAAATTTGATATGTCAAATACAACTTTAAATGTCGTTCAAGATTTAATTGCATCTGGTGAGAATACGTCTGGATCTCGATTTGTTCACGTTCATAGTTACTACACACCAACTTATACTCGAAATTCAAGTTCTCCAGTATCAACTAGCGGTTCATCAGTTCTTTCATCGACTGCGACTTCAACTTCATCTACAACTGCGTCAAGTGGCACATATACAAACACGATGACATCAACAACTTCAAGTTCCTCTTCAACTCCCTCATCCTCTGGTGGTGGTGGCGGCGGATCTAACTATGGTGGCGGATATTAATGATTGATACCTCAATACAAAGAGTAGAAATCAATCAGGTAATTGAAAATCAGTTACCTGAGTTTGTGCAGTCAGAAAGTCCACTTTTTGTGGATTTTATGAAACAATATTACATCTCCCAAGAGTATCAGGGTGGATCAATTAATATTGCTGAAAATTTAGATCGATATACAAAACTACAAACATATGTTGGTGCTGCATTAACTGAATATACTGGATTGTCTACAAATACTGAATCTTTTTCTGATACGATATTTGTTGATAGCACAAAAGGTTATCCAAGTAGGTATGGATTACTTAAAATAGATGATGAGATCATTACATATACAGGGATTGGAACAACGTCCTTTACAGGGTGTGTGAGGGGGTTCAGTGGTGTTGATAATATGGATCAGCCAACTCGCCCAGATCTATTATCATTTAATACAAGTGTTGGAGCTGCACATACTGGTGGAACAAAAGTCTATAATTTATCAAATCTTTTTATTCGTGATTTTTATAAAAAACTTAAAACTACTTTTGCAAGTGGATTTGAACAAAGAAAATTAGATAGTGATTTAGATCAAGTTAAATTTATTCGACAAGTTAAAGATTTTTATCGAACAAAAGGAACCGATGAATCATATAAAATTTTATTTCGAGCATTATATGGTGAAGAAGTTAAAATTATTAAACCATCTGAGTTTTTAATTAAACCATCTGATGCAGATTATGGTTTTGCTCAGGATTTTGTAGTTAAGCCAATTAAAGGTGATCCACGAAATTTAAAAGGATCAACTATTTTTCAAGATTTAGATGAAAATGATAAAAATATTTTAGGAGCCTCTGGTGCAATATCTGATGTTAAAGATTTTGTTTATGATGGAGAACACTATTATCAGATAAGTATATCTAAAGATACCATCGAGGGTCATTTTAAAGTTCCAGGCAGAACTCGAATTACTGATCCTGTGTCAGTTGGCGGAACTGTAATCACAGTTGATACTACAGTTGGATTCCCCACAAGCGGTTCTTTATCATTACCGACAGCAAGCAGTGCTGGAGTTGTAACTTATACAGATAAAACTACAAATCAATTCATTGGTTTGTCTACGATGGTCGATACTTTAAGTATTGGTGATGATGTTAGATATAATAATGTTGCATATGGATACTCTTTTGCAAGTGCTACAAATAAAATTGAGGTCGTAATTACAGGAGTTTTAAAAGATTTTGAAATTCCAAAGGAAACATTCTATTTTAATAAAGGTGATCGAATTAGAGTTGGAACATTTGGTGTTAATAAAGGTTCTGAGGACTTTAACTTTGGATCTTGGATTTATAATACAACTGTAAAACAATCACCAAAAACTATTACTAAAATATCATCAAGTAGTTTTAATATTGTTACAGAATCTGATCATCAACTATTAGAAGAAGATTCAATTGAAGTTCTTGATGTTAATTCAAACTTGATTGGTTTAGGTAGAGTTTTAAGTGTAATTAGTGGATCAACTTTGATATTAGGTGATTTGCCAGGCATCAATGAATCTACAGTATCATTCATAAGAAGAAGACTCAAAAGAGGAAATAGCACTGTTCATGATAATATTACAAAATACACCACTGATATTCAAAATACTTATGATTATCAAAATGAAGATGTTTATGTTACTTCTCCCTCTATTCCAAGTTTGGGTAATGAACCCATAGTTGCACCTGATCGGTCTGTAACGTGGACTGGCGCCTCTGGAGGAGACCTTATACAAGTCACTGATGGTGCGAATGATCATGGGTTTTATTCTGGAGAAGTTGTCACATATGATGTAATAAGTGGTTTTTTAGGTCAGTTAATTGACGGAAATAATTATTTTGTAGATCGTGTTGATTCTAATAATATACGTCTTGCAAACTCTTTACCAGATTTAATTAATAAAACTTTTGTAGATGCAACAGGAACAGGAAGCTTTAAAATATCTGTTCCAGATTTAGCAAATAAAAAATTAGAACATCAAAAATTATTAAAGAAAATTCCTTTAAGTCCTTTATTTGATGGCAATCAATATCAAACCATACCAGGCACAACTGGAATTTTAATTAATGGAACTGAAATATCTAATTACAAGTCAGGTGATGTTATATTCTTTGGTGGAGTTGAGTCAATTGATGTTTTAGAAGGTGGATCTGGATATGATATCATTACTCCACCAAAAGTTAGTGTTGAAAGTTTAACTGGTATTGGTATCAGTGCAACACCAGTTATTAAAGGTAAAATTGAAAGAATTGATATCTTAGATCCAGGCTTTGATTATATTGATCCACCAGTTGTAGAAATTAGTGGAGGAAATGGAAGAAATGCTGTTTTAAGATCAAGATTAAGACAAGTCGATCATTTTATAGATTTTGATGCATCATCAACAGGAAATGCAATCAATATTGCAAATGACACGATTGGATTTTCAACTTTCCATAAATTTAGAGATGGAGAACCAGTAATTTATAAAACATTTAATACTGGTGCAATTGGTATTGCAAGTGCTGGTATTACAACGACTGCAATTCAAACTACTCCAGATCAAAGACTTGTAAATGATGCAGTTTATTTTGTATCAAGAATTGATGCATCCACAATTAAACTTGCAAATACAAAAAACGAAGCTCTATCTCAAGCAAATCTTCTTAATTTAACAGGTTTTGCTGATGGAACACAAAGATTTCAAAGTGTAAATAAAAAACTTATTTTGGGTGATATTATTGTTGATAATCCAGGCGAAGGATATGAAAATAAGAGAAGATTAGTTCCTCTAAGTGGTATTAATACTTTTTCAGATTACATAGAATATGATAATCATGGTTTTGAAGATGGAGAATTAATTAGATATTCTAGTGATGGTATTAGAATCGGTGGATTAGATACAAATCAAGATTACTATGTTTTAAAGGTAAATGATAATCAATTCAGACTTGCATCCGCAGGCATTGGAACAACACTCTCAAATGCAAATTATGTAACAAAACAATTTGTTGGTTTAACCTCAATTGGTTCTGGAGATCATATATTCAACTATCCACCAATTACTGTAGAAGTAAGAGGAACAATTGGAATAGATACATCTCACCCAGAGAACTATCATGCACGAGTAAATCCTATTGTAAGGGGGTCTATAACCTCTGTAAACATAGAGAAAGCTGGAATAGGTTATGGTGCATCCACAACGTTTAATTTTAGTATTCCTCCTACAGTTAGAGTCTCTTCTGGATCTTCATCTGAATACAAAGCGATTGTTTCAAACGGAAAAATACAATCTATAATTGTAACTCGATCAGGTGGTGAATATACTTCAACACCAGATTTAACAATTTTAGGTGATGGTGTTGGTGCAAAAGTAATCTCATCAATTAGTAATGGAGTTGTTGATAATGTCACTGTTAAAAATGGTGGAGTTGGATATACAACATCTTTAGTTGGAGTTCAAGAAAATTTACCTGGCTCTGGGGTGGTATTTCTACCTAAAATTAGATCTTGGCAAATTAATAACGTTAAAAGATATGAAGACATATTCTTTGGTGATGATGGATTCTTAAGTCGTGGTGATAATGATATTGGAGCTAAGTTTTCTTCATACTATGTTCCACGAAGTTTAAGAAAAATATTAAAACAAAAAAATAGTGATGGAACGATAGATTATGCGTCAAATGATTTAAATCTAGTAAACAATGCAGAACAAGTATCGTTAAATCATTCACCGATTATTGGATGGGCTTATGATGGTAATCCAATTTACGGGCCTTATGGATATGATCGTAAGGATGGTGGTATCGTAAGAATTATGAGATCTAGTTATTCTCTTAAAACAAGTCGAGAGAATGGGCCTCCCATATCTAATTTTCCATTAGGATTCTTTATTGAGGATTACGAATATCTTGGTAATGGTGATTTGGATGAGAATAATGGAAGATATTGCGTTACTCCAGATTATCCAAAAGGAACTTTTGCTTATTTTGCAACAATTAATCCAACTCAAAATGAAACAAGTGGAACATTTAAAAACTTCCGTTCGCCAGAATTTCCATATCTAATTGGTGCAAATTTTGCTGCAAAACCAGATGATTGGAACTTCACTGAAACTAATAATCAAAATATTGATTTAAATACACTTAATTTAGAAAGAAATACTTATCCATACAAACTTGATTCATCTGGATCAGAGTATGAAGGAATATTTGATAGTCGTAAAAAAGTTTTACAGGAAGCTGAGGTTAATTATGCGTCCCCAGGCAGAATCAACAAGTATGAAATTGAGAGTGCTGGGTCTGGTTACAAAGTTAATGAAAAATTACAAATTAAAAATTTAGGTAATGGTAATGGCTTTTCTGCAAAAGTATCATCAGTTGGTGGAAAAGAAATTGTATCGATTGCATCAACTGTTGTAAAAATTGATAATGTGGTTTTTAGTTATAATAATCAAACAGGAAATGTTATTGGATTATCATCTCAACCTCATGGTTTAATCATTGGAGATGTTATTAATGTCTCTGGTTTATCTACAGATACTTTTAGAAGTCTTGACGGTCAACACAGAATTGGATTTAGCACTTCAAAGTTTCTTTTAGATGTTGGTATTGGAACCACAGGAACCACAGGAATCGTAACAAGTATTGATGTCGCTGGTGATTTTAATTCTCGAAGTGTAAATTCAAATGACATTTTAAGTCTTTCTGGAATTGGAAGCACAAATGGTTTACCTCTTACAGAGACTGTGTTAGTTTTAAATGTTGATAATATTAATGGAAAATTAAGAGTTCAAAGAGAATTTAATGGTGTTGTTGGTGTTGCTCATAGTGTTGGACAAATTATAACATCTTTAAATCGAGCAATAACCTTCAACGTTGGAATAAGCAACGATATTATAACAAATGTCAATATTCCATATTACTTTAATCCAATCGAGAGCGTTTCACTTGGATCAACTGCTGGGGTTGGGGTTGGATCAACTGTTGCATACACATATAAAGTTTCTGGAAATGGAATTAGTTCTACATTTGTTCCAACGCAACAAATATTTTTACAAGATCATGGTTTCATAACAGGTCAAAAACTTTTATATTCAAATGGTGGAGGTAATTCTTTAAGTGTTTATAATGGTATCTCAACTTTCAATCTTCCAAATAATTCATTTGTTTTTGCAATTAATGAAGAACAAAATTTCTTAGGATTATCTACAAATCCAATCGCTGGTATTGGAACTACAGGAAATCTTATAGGTATCGGATTAACTGCAGCTTCTACAGGTATCGGATCAACTGCACATCGTCTTTTCTACAGTGGACATGGAACAGGGACTAAACATAGTCTTAAACCACAAAAGGAGGAAATAACTGGTTTTATTGAAAAAATAGTTGGAACTGTGGTATGTAAAGAAAATCACGATTTACTACAAAATGATACTGTTTCGATATCATTAACACCTGGCATAACAACTTCATATCAAGTTCAATACGATGATCTAACTAAGAGAACGATTATAAATCCAAAAACTTTTGGCGCATCCAGTGTTAATACAAATAATTCTGTAATTACAGTAAGTAATCATGGATACAAAACTGGTGATAAAATTTTATATAAATCATCAGATCCAGCTACACCATTGATTAATAATGCGGTTTACTTCATAGTAAGAATTGATGATAATTCATTTAAATTAAGTGAAACAAACTTTAAGTCCAAAACCATAATTCCAAACACAATCACAATTACAGATGATGGTGATGATCATACTGTATCCTTAATTAATCCTCCAATTAATCTTACAAGAGGTTATAAAGTTGGATTTGCTGTTTCTGATACATCTTTGACACAAGTTGTTAATGCAAAACCAACTCAAGTGTTTGATTTTAATTTCTTTAGAGATCCTAATTTTACAAATCCATATTTCAACAATAAAAATGATGATGGATTCCAAGTTGTTGGCGTTGGAACAGTAGGTGTTACCACAACAGCAAGAGTTGATCTTTCTTTAACTGATAACAGTCCAAAAGAATTATTTTATAAATTAACACCTATTAATTTAAATATAGACGCTGATTCTAAAAGAAATACAGTTGTAGATAAAGATGTAGTTAATTACTCTAGTTTAAAAATAAGTGATAGCGTTTATAACGGAACTTACGTTATTAGTGGAATAGGAAATACCACGTTTACATTTAATATCCCAAGACAACCAGAAAAAGATGGATATACTAGAGAGGAGTCTGTAATTTTAAAATACGCAACTTCATCAACAACAACTTCTGGATCAATTGATAATATTCAATTAGTTTCAAAAGGTAGAAATTATACAACAATACCAGTTGTAACTTCAATTGCTTCAACCGAGGGTGTTGGTGCTATCGTAAGATTAAACAGCACAGATGTTGGAACTCTAAGAAGATATACGAATAAAAATATTGGATTTGATTATTCTGCTGATAACACCATTCAACCATCTGTTCAATTACCAC